CATGTGCATGGCTTTCTTCCAAGATCCTATATTCCAGTACGAAGGTGTAGATGACGATGATACCTTAGGTTCATCTCTTCTAGAACTCGTCATCAGGATGCACTGTATCAAAAACAAAGTCATGCTCAACATTCATACTGTCCTTCGGGATGCGATGAGCTATGGCATCGGAATAGGGATTCCTGAGTGGGTTCGAAAGTGGGGGAAGAAACCTCGCGTGTCGAGGCCTTTGACTGATGGTCCACTTGGAACTTATAGTGAAGACATTGTCACCTGGGAGGATTCTCTCCTCTTCGAAGGTAATGCCTTAAGCAACATTGAGCCTTACAACTGGCTCCCAGATCCGTCTGTTGGCAGCGCTGACATCCATAAAGGTGAGTTTCTTGGCTGGGTAGATCGTACAAACTACATGCATCTCCTCTCAGAAGAAAATGAGATAGACTCACCATACTTCAATGTCAGGTATCTTCGAGAGCGTATGGACAAGCGGTCTATCTTCGCTATGGACAATAGCCTACGAGAAGAACGCTTTGGTGGGTCATCTGACATGGCTAGGTCTATAACAAATGTCTCCACACCAGTTGATCGCATCTGCATGTATATCAACTTAATCCCTGAAGAGGTTGGACTCAGTAAGTCTGATCTTCCAGAGAAGTGGTATTTTGAGCTTGGTGCAGATGACGTTGTTATTAGGTGTGAGAAAGTCGATCACGCCTATGACATGTATCCTATGGGAGTTGCATCGCCTGAGTTTGATGGATACTCAATTACGCCAGTTGGAAGACTCGAAATCCTCTATGGCCTACAGCATACATTAGACTTCCTCTTCAACTCACACATAGCTAATGTACGTAAAGCCATCAACGACATGCTGGTAGTTGACCCATTCTTGGTCAATATAGAAGATCTAAAAGATCCAAAACCAGGGAAGCTCGTCAGGCTGCGCCGACCTGCCTGGGGCCGTGGAGTTGACAAAGTTGTACAGCAACTCCAAGTCAATGATATCACTCGGATGAATATCTCTGACAGTGCCTACATAACTCAGTGGATGGATCGAATAGCTGGGGCAGACCAATCTATGGCTGGTGCCCTTCGTATGTCTGGGCCTGAGCGCCTCACTGGTGCTGAATTCCAGGGTACGAGAATATCAGCTATGGGTCGGATGCAGAGGATCGCCCAGATCATCGGTATGCAGTTCTTTCAAGATATTGGAACTATGTTTGGTATCCATACTATAGAGAATATGCAGCAAGATACTTTCGTCCAAATAGCTGGACCAAGAGCTGAGGAGTTGGCCAAGATCTATGGCGGAAAGCGTTCTGCACGAGTGAGTCTAACAGACCTCTCCATCAACAATGATGTGATAGTAAGGGATGGCTCAATCCCAGGAGGAAACTTCTCTCAGGCGTGGCTTGATCTGTTCAAGACCATAGGTACCACACCTGAACTTATCCAGCAATTTGATGTAACTCGAATCTTCATGTACATAGCTCAGCAGCTTGGAGCTAAGAATGTTGAAGACTTCAGACGTAACCTTCAACAAGTCCAGCCGCAAGCAGTACCTGATGATGTAGTCGCACAACAAGCCCAGGCTGGAAATCTTGTACCAGTAGGAGTTCAGTAATGCAGAATGAAACTATAGAGGTCAATGCAACAAGGGCACAGATAGAATCCTTCCTGGAATCTGTTCTGTGGCAGGACATTGTAAGAGAGCTTGAAGCCTGGAGGCGTGGATTCCTCATCGAACAGTCTCAGATCGTAGATGATGCTGAGGAGAAGAATCCATCTACTGCATCAGTCCTCTTACACATGGGAGACCTCAATGGGAGACAGAAGGCAGTTGACTATTTAATCCAACTCCCTCGTATATTCATAGAGGTTATAGACGAACGTGCGAAGGAGAAGAAACTTAATTCTAAGGAGGTTAGCGATGTTTGATGATGAAGTAGCTGAAATGGCAAAAGCATTGGAAGGTGAAACTTCTGAAGATCCAAAGGATGAGAAAGATCCTGAACCTGAACCTGAACCTGAACCGGAACCTAAGTCAGATGACAAATCTGACGATGATGAAGGTGAGGAAGAAGGTGATGGTGATTCTGATGACTCCGGCTCCGACGATGAAGGTGGTCAAGAACTACCTAAGTCAGAAGAGAAAGAAGAAAAACCTTCAGAGATAGATCAGCTCAAGCAGACCTTAGTTGAGCTGCGAGCCGAGTTGGCCGAACTCAAAGCGGGAAAAAAGCAGGAACCAGAGAAACCTGCTGATCCCGGGCCTGAGAAAGATAAGGAAGAGGAGCCTAAGGAGCATGACTTCGTAGGTGATCTCGACCTTGACGAAGCAACTCGGGATCCTAAGGTCCTAAACACGGTCCTTAACAACATCTACAAGAAAGCCATGATAGATAGTAGGACTGCAATCATTAAACAGCTTCCGACGATAGTCGAAGAGCGTATCACTGTACAGAACGCTCTGAAGAAGCTGTCTGAGGATTTCTATTCAGAGAATAGTGACCTCAAGGGCTTTCCGAAGGTTGTAGCTTTGGTCTACAATGAGCTGGCATCTGCAAATCCAAACAGCACCATCCAAGATATCATGAAGGATGTTGCGCCAGAAGTTCGTAAACGCCTCGGTCTTCCTGCTGAAAGGAAGGTGGCTGAGAAAAAGGCTGACGATCAAAAGCCCGACGACAAAGGAACTCAGAGAGGTCGTCAAGGCTCACGTCTTCCTTCCAAAGGCCGCTCGACTGGTAGGCTTCAGACAGAGGTAGACAAAAACTCGTTCGACTCTCAGATAGATGAGATGAACAAAGTTATAGAGAGGTAACTTTATGGGTCTCGAACAGAATGAAGCTCAGCATTACAGGGAATGTCCTGATAAGTACATTGAGCCTAATGGCACTTATCAGATGACGACTCGTGACTACGTCGTCAGGCCGTACACTCAGGGTGCCGGGCCTATCGTGGTGTACCTCCCTCCTGTGGCGGAAGCCAAGGGAAGGTTCTACTCCATCATAGCCAGGAATGCCAGTGCTGTGAATACTATCACAGTCACTGACATGGACGATTCAGAGTGCTGGGAAGAGGATTACATCCTCGACGCCAAGTGTGATGGCATCCTGCTTTACAGCGACGGCCTGGCCTGGATTCCAGTCGGAATCAAAGGCTTGTCTGGTCTCTTGGCAACAACTGGTGCTCCTGGAACAGCGACGGCTACTACTATTGCTCCTACTACGGTAGCCCCTACTCTGGCTCCTACAACGACATAGCCTGAGAGTTCAATTCATTTTCAATACAACTTTCGTGAGGTGACTATATGTTTCTCGGAATGCGCGGAACTGGAGACTGGGTGGCTGATCAGCGTCCAAAGAGTTGGAGGCAGCAGATTCTCAAGCTGTATCCCAACGGAGACGCTCCTCTGACTGCCATCCTCTCCATGCTGAAAAGTGAAAGTCTCACTGACCCTGAGTTCAACTGGTGGACCCAGGAGCAGAGTGCTGTAGCCGGTGACGTAGCCGGTATCTTCACACTTCCTGACCTGTCTGTACCCTATGCAGGCGGCGGACAGGCTGGTACCGTGGTCTATGTATCTATCACAACTGCACTCGCCAACAGGATTCGTGAAGGCCATCAGATCCTGCTTCGTGATGCCTCCGATTATCGAGTTGACGTAGTCGGTAAGGTCACTGGTGTGTCGAGAGGCGCTGTCAACTCTGTCCTCTCAGTCAAACTGCTTGAGGCAGATGACAACTCTCCAACCAATGATCTGACCAGCTGTGACAACTTCAAGATCATCGGCAACATCAATCCGGAAGGTGGAGAGATGCCTGATGCTATCTCCATGAACCCTACAAAGGTTTACAACCTGGCTCAGATCTTCAGGACTCCCCTGTCGATCACCCGTACAGCTCGCAAAACCAAGCTGCGGACGCCTGACCAGTATCAGCAGGCCAAGGCTGAAGCGCTTGAAATGCACTCGTGGGAAATGGAGCTGGCCTTCCTCTGGGGTATCCGGACTGAGAACATCGGAGACAACGGCAAGCCGGAACGCACCACTATGGGTGCCATCAACTTCATTCGCACTTACGCCGCAGCCAACTGCGACGACTACTCCCTCAACGCCAACTATGCCGGGAGGACCTGGGCAGCTGGTGGAGAGGACTGGTTCAAAGCCATGCTGGAGCAGATCTTCCGGTATGGTAGGAATGAAAAGCTCGCACTTGTCGGATCTGGCTGCTTGCTTGGTATCGACAAGCTGGCAATGACCAGCGGGCAGATCAACCTCGCTCCAGGTCAGAAGACCTACGGAATGGCGATCAAGACGTGGGAAACTCCTTTCGGAACTCTCCACATGAAGACCCATCCGCTCTTCTCTCATGACGCCACCACTCGGAACATGATGGTGATTCTGGAGCCTCAGGAACTCAGATTCCGCTATGTCGACGACACTACGTTCTACGGAGAGTCGAGCGACAAGACCCATCCCGAAGGTTACGGTGGGAAGCGGATTGATGGGACGAATGAGGAGTTCCTGACTGAAGCTGGGCTGGAGTTCGGTCTAGCTCAGAAATGCGGTCTCCTCAACGGAGTCGGAGTAGACAATAATCTCGTTCCTGCTCCGTAGTCTTTGTCCTGCTCAATAACTAACCTCCGGCAGGACAGACGCAGAGCCGGTTTCTCCTTGTTACCGGCTCTGTGACCGGAGCTGAATTGAAAATCAATAGAACTTTATGAAAATAACTATTCTTCCAGGAATAAATAAAGATAGAGTCAAAGAAGGCTTTGATCGAATAGATCTGTCTCCAGGTGATACTGTATCAATAGTAGGTAACACAGGGTCTGGGAAGTCTGCCTTCATCAATGATATAGAAGTCCTAGCTCAAAATGATACTATAACATGTAGACGAGTCCTTATCGATGATAAGGTCCCTTCTGAAGAGATGGTGAGAAATCCAGCTATGAAACCAATAGCTATGATTACTCAAAACACACGAATCATAGCTGATCTCACAGTAGCTGAATTCATCTCTCATCATGCAAGAGCTAGACAAACGCAAGGTAATTTAGTCGAAGAGACTATCGATCTGGCTAACAAATTCACTGGAGAGAAGGTAGTAGGAACTAGTAAAATCTCCTCCCTATCAGGAGGGCAAACTAAGGCGATTCTGATCGCAGATGCGCTGGCGATTAGTAGAACTCCAATTCTACTCCTTGACGAAGTTGAGAATGCTGGAATCTACAAAGACCGCTTTATCTCTCTCCTCAAGCAGTTTGAAAAAACAGTCATATTCGTGACTCATAATCCGCTCTTATCACTAATCACTAATTTTCGCATAGTCATGAAGAATGGAGGAGTTGATAGGGTCCTAACTCCTGGAGATTCTGAGGCTAGAGCTGTCTGCACTCTAAAGCTCATTGACTCATATCTCATGGATTGTAGAGAAAAGATTAGGAATGGGGAACTAATCCAATGAAAGTACTGATTGTAGGTGGTCCTCCTGCTATAGGTAAAACTTCAATAATCAAGCAGATAGTGGCTGAGTTCGCTGAGCTAACACCGGTAGTGCTAAAAATAGATGTAGTCAAAGCTTTCGAAGATCAAGAACTCTCCTGCCCAGTTAAAATAGTCTACTCTGGTGACCTTTGTCCAGATCATGCGGGAATAGTAGTAATGAAAGACGCTATCGAGTGGGCATCTCAGATGTACTCAAAACTACTCATTATCGAGAGTGCTGGACTCTGTCTTCGATGTGTCCCTTATATCAACCAGGCACTTGGCATAGTAGTCCTCTCTGCCACCAACGGTAGTAACTCTCCACTCAAAATGGTGCCTATGATCACCTTCGCTGATGTAGCGGTAGTTACCAAGATTGACCTAATCTCTCAGGCCGAAAAAGAAGTCTTTAGAGAGTGTGTGAAACAAGTTACCAGCTCCATAGACATCATTGAAACTAATGCTCTACAAGGAACTGGGCTTAAATACTTAATGAACTTAATCTCTGAACAACCTGATATATACAACCGAGAGGCTATAACCCTAAGAGGCTGTCCTCCACTTGGCGT